AACGGAAAGGCTTATTAATGACAGAGTTGATTGTAGCTTTACTTATGATTGTACACGGAGAGATTAAGGAAGCACGTATCCAGCCGACAATGTCAGATTGTCTTAAAGGCAAGCGTGTCGCGAAACGTGCATCTAAATCACACATAAAATATCAATGTATTAAATCAAAAGCAGAACTTGAAGAAAATATAGATGGGTCCTTATCTATAAAGAAATTAATTTTAAACTAGGAGTATATATGAACTTGAGTCGTAACTTCACTTTATTAGAACTTATCAAATCAGATACAGCTGTTAGGAAGGGTATCAATAATAATCCTAATGCAGGACAAATAGAAAAATTAAAAGATTTATGTGAAAATATTTTGCAACCAGTACGAGACCATTTTGGTAGAGTTAAAGTGACCAGCGGGTTCCGTTCAGAAGACCTTTGCCTTGCTATAGGATCAAGTCGGGACAGCCAGCATGCAAAAGCTGAAGCCGTTGACTTCGAATGTATTGGAGTTGACAATGCTGAAGTTGCTGATTGGGTTAAAAAGAACCTTGAAACGGATCAGCTGATACTCGAATACTACACGCCCGGAGAACCCAACAGCGGGTGGATCCACGCAAGTTGGATTGCTGAAAATAAAAGAGCACAATATCTTCTTGCTTATAGACAAGAAGGTAAAACTAAATATAAACCAATACTAGGTAAAGCAAAGGATATATTATAATGGCTATAGGACGAGGACAAATGACTGCTCAAATAGATGGTAAGCTTAGAGGTGCAAGAGGTGAAAAAAAGAAAAAAACTCAATTTAAAAAGAAAACAAAAAGTTTAAAGTTATTTAAAAAAAAGATTTAAAGTGAAACCCACAATAATCAAAGAAAACTTCTTTGAAAACCCTGATGAAATTGTTGGACTTACAAATAAAATAAAATGGATACCTCCAGGGCCTACTGCAGACTGGCCTGGAGTAAGATCAAAAAATTTATGCGATATACTACCTAACTTAAATAATTATATTATAAGTAAAATTCTTAAATTATATTATGGACGAGATAATATAAATGTTTCAGATACAATAATTCAGTTTCATAAGATTAAATTATCTGATTACGAAAACCATAATAAAAAAAATACTAGATTTCATAAAGATTACACAGACATTGCAGGTTTAATATATTTGACCAAAGGTATAAATGATGAAAATATTGGAACTTCAATTTTAGACGATGAAGGTAATTTAGGTGTTAAAATATCTAACGTCTATAATACTTTAGTATGTTATGATGGTAATAAATCACATGGTGCTACTGGTCTAAATGATATAGAAAGATTAACTATTGTAATTTTTTTAAAGCACGTAAATGAAAAAAACTAAAATAACTATTGTTGGAAGAGGTAATGCAGGATGTTTTACTGCTTTACATTACGGTTACTATCTTAGAAAAAATAAAGAAATCGAAATTGAATTAGTTTATGATCCTAATACTCCTACTGAATTTGTAGGCCAAGGAACTCAACTAGAAGCTACAGACTTGATGAGTAAGGCATTAGACATATGCCAATACCACAACCAGCCTAAAGCCACTTTAAAACTTGGAATACTTTACGAGGGTTTCGGTAAAGTAAATGAAAAAATTTTTCATCCTTTTACGTACAATACTACTTCAGTTCATTACGAACCCCATAAGGTACAGGATGCAATTTTAAAATCAAATTTGTTTTCTATAAAAAAACAAGACATAAAAGATATTTCTAATATAGATTCCACATGGGTTTTTGATTGTAGAGGAAAAAAAATAAATAATTATGAAGAATATGATGTGCTTGATAGTCCAGTAAATGCTGTTTTGTTAGTTAGAGTAAACCATAGAGATTTAAATCAAAACTGGACAAGATCAGTAGCCACTCCCAACGGATGGACTTTTATTATTCCAAATGTTGAGGGAACTACTTCCTATGGATATTTATTTAATAAAAATTTAACTACTAAAGAGGAAGCTATAAATAATTTTAATCAAACTTTTAAACTTGAAGAAAACAAAGTAAACCTAGAAGAAATAAAATACCAAGAATTTAAAAATTACATTAAAAAAGAAATGATAAAAGATAATGTTATTTTTTCTGGTAACAGATTATTTTTTCTAGAACCACTTGAAGCAACTGCAGTTCAAGCTTATCTTTATTGGGCTAGATGTGCTTACGATCATATGTTTTTTAAAAAATCAAAAGAAGAAACACATAGAAGATATAAACAGTATACTTTAGAACTACAAAATTTTATTAATTGGCATTACATAACTGGATCTAAATTTGAAACACCCTTCTGGAAAGAGAGCTCTAAATATAAAATAGAAGATCCTGTATTTTTTGATTATTTAAAAAGATCTAGAGAAAAATCTTACATGGATTTAAAAGATCTAGACGACCCATTAAATACACAAGTAAGGTATGGACAATGGAATTCTATTAATTTTAAAAATTGGGACGAAGGTGTTAATAAAAAAAGATAATTTTTTATCTCAATCACACGCAGAAACTATTTATAATTTTGCATACAATTCTAGTTATAAAATAGGTTGGGAAGACTCTCCCGATTTGAGTGCAAGACAATACCCAAGTCTTCATAGTATTGTTAGTTTAAAAGATTTAAGTGATTTAGGATTAATAAAAGCACTTCTAGACTTTACTGCTCAAACAAAATTTAACATTTTTAAACAATCTAATTTTACAAAAGCTGTAATTAATTTATCTAAACCATCAGATGTTCATTACACCCACACACACTCAAATGCCCTAGTAGCTCTTTATTACATTAACTTATCCTGGAAGGATGAATATGCAGGAGAAACTTTGTTTTACTCTAATGAAGATGAAGTAATATACACTAGTAAATATAAACCAAGAAAACTTGTATGTTTTGACGGAGCTATTCCTCATGCATTAAGACCACAATCTATCATAGGACCTAATTATAGGTTTACATTATCCATGTTCTTTAAAAAAGAGTAAATTAATGGTACAATAATGGACTAAGGAGATTTAAATGGCAACATCAGGAACAACTAGTTTTAACCTAAATATTGATGAAGTAATTGATGAAGGCTACGAAAGATGTGGTCTGTCAACTAACTCTGGTTATGATTTACGTTCTGCTAGAAGAAGTTTAGATCTTTTATTTGCAGAATGGGGTAATAGAGGTATCCATCTTTGGAAGGTAGCTCTTCATGAAGCCTCTCTAGTTAGTGGACAAGCAGAATATTCTGTTGCAGCTGATGTTAATGATGTTTTAGAAGCTTTTGTATCTTCGACTGCAGCAGGTGCAAATAGCATTAACACTCAAGATGTATCTCTAACTAAAATAGATAGATCAGCTTATGCAGCTTTACCAAATAAATTAGCACTTGGACAACCTTCGCAATATTATGTTGAAAGATTAACAACACCTAAAATTTATTTATATCAAGCACCTGATTTAAACACTTACACGACATTGAAATATTATGTTATAAAAAGAATTGAAGATGCTGGTGCTTATACAAATGATGCTGATGTTGCTTATAGATTTTTGCCATGCATGTGCGCGGGCTTAGCATATTATTTATCTATGAAAAAAGCACCACAATTACTACAACAAAATAAATTAGTTTATGAGGATGAATTGAAAAGAGCGTTAGATGAAGATGGTCAAAGAACATCTACATACATCACTCCACAATCTTTTTATCCTAACGGAATATAATTATGGCAAAATGGGCTACAGGAAAAAGATCGCAATCAATATCTGACAGATCAGGAATGGCTTTTCCATACAATGAAATGGTTAAAGAATGGAATGGTTCTTTAGTTCATTACTCTGAGTTTGAACCCAAACATCCTCAGATAAGAAGAAAATATAATGTGGCTGATGCTATAGCTTTACAAAATTCAAGAAATATGAAATTTCAACAACCAAATCAAAAATTCACAAATGACCAAACAATTTCTGATTCTGGTGGAACAATGGTGGGAGTTGCAAATTTAACTTTACCAGGTGACTTTGCATTTAGAACACAAGATTTTACAATAACAAATTATGGAGCTACTTCTACTATGCATAGTATGATACCCGAGAATGGTTCAGAACAAAACAGAAGAAGACAATTAGATGTAACACCAGGAAAAGTAGAGGTGAATATTACATAATGTCTATATCACATGCTAATTTTTTAACACAAGTAAGAAACTATACTGAAGTAGATAGTAATGTTTTATCAGATACTATTATTCAAGATTTTATAAGATCGGTAGAATTAGATATTGCAGGTAAGGTAGATTATGATGATTTAAGAAAGTATGCTACTTCAAGTTTTACAGCAAACAATAGGTATGTATCTATACCATCAGATTCTTTGATACTAAGATCAGTTCAAGTTATCGATGGCTCTGGTAATAGAACTTTTTTAGAAAAAAGAGAAACAAGTTTTATATCAGAATTTAATGGGACAGGAGCAACAGGTACTCCAAAATATTATGCAAACTGGGATGATTTTAATATATTAGTTGCGCCAGTTCCTGCTTCAGCTTTGCAGCTACAAATAAATTACATAAAAGATCCACCAAATTTTACTTCTACAAATCAAACATTTATAGCCAGTTATCAAGAATCGATGTTGCTGCATGGTGTTCTAACGGAAGCTTTTAGATTTTTAAAAGGTCCTATGGATATGTACAACCTGTATGAAAAGAAGTATAATGAAGAGGTACAGAATTTTGCTCTACAACAAATGGGCAGAAGAAGACGAGCGGAGTATGATGATGGAGTGCCAAGAGTACAAATTCCTTCACCACCTCCAAATATTAATTAATAAGGAGAAAAATTATGGCAATAACAACTAACGCAATTTGTAATACGTTTAAAAAACAATTACTAGCAGGCGAACACGATTTTGATAGTTCTGGTGGAGATACATACAAATTAGCAATGTACACTAGCTCAGCGACTTTAGGTAAATCAACAGCTAACTATTCTACTAACCCTGGTGGTGGATCTAATACTGAAGTAGCAAACACAGGTACTTATGCAGCAGGTGGCGGAACACTAGTTAACCAAGGAGTTAAAGTGTCCTCATCAATAGCAATTACTGATTTTGCTGACTTATCATTTACTGGAGTTACTCTTACTGCAAGAGGAGCATTGATATACAATACAACAACTGATGGTGGTTCAAACACTACGGAAGCAGTTGCTGTTTTAGATTTTGGTGGAGACAAGACTGCAACATCTGGAACTTTTACAATTCAGTTCCCTGCATTCACAACTTCTGCTGCGATTTTAAGAATAGCTTAATTTATAAGGAGTTAAAATGGCTTTGGTAATAAACGATAGAGTTAAAGAGACTACAGTTACAACTGGAACAGGTACATTAAGTCTTGCTGGTGCAGTATCAGGTTTTGAAACGTTTGTTGCCGCCATTGGTAATTCCAACACAACGTATTATGCTATTACAGCTTCAAATGGAGATTTTGAGGTTGGCTTAGGAACAGTAACAGATGCAACACCTGACACTCTTGCAAGAACAACTATTATATCATCATCAAATTCTGATAGTGCGGTAAACTTTGCAGCAGGAACGAAAGAAGTATTTTGTACTCAACCTGCATCAAAATCAGTTATACTTGACGCTAGTGGAAACATTGTTGCAAACAATGGAGTCAATTTAACAGCATTAAATGCAACTGCTCTTACAAGTGGTACTGTAAATAATGCTAGACTTCCAACTCCAATAAGTGACAAAGTTATTAATGCATCTACTCCATTAACTGTTAAGGGTGATGGATCAAGTGCAGACGGACAAATAGTTCTTAATTGTAGTCAAAACTCTCACGGAGTAAAAATTAAAAGTCCAGCTCATTCTGCTAACGCAACTTGGGAATGGATTTTACCTGTTAACGATGGAACTTCAGGGCAAGTTTTAACTACAGATGGAAACTCAACTGCACAATTGACTTGGACAAGTCCAGAGGTAGGAGACATCACTAATGTAATCGCAGGTACAAATTTATCAGGTGGTGGCACATCAGGTGATGTTACATTAAATTTAGCTGACGCTTCTACATCTGCTAAAGGAGCTGCATCATTTAGTTCAGATAACTTTGCTGCTAGTTCTGGCGCAATAAC